GGGGGGGGGGGGGACGGGGAATAACTAATGATCAAACCAAGTTAAATTGTTTTTATTTGGTTTCGAAACCAACTTGACGCGGAACTTGGCATGTAATAAATACCAATTCCGGTGACAACAATTAATAAAACTAACGCAAAAAATGACCACAAGAAAAATCTAAAAATCATGGAATAACTCTTCAAACTTTTTATTGATCCAACTTGTAATAAAATCAAAAAACATGACTGGAATAAGCAGGGTGGTATTGAAAATCAGCTTGATTACTTCGAACCCGAGAATCAAAAGCCCTAAAAAATTACGCATCCATTACCCTGCGTGCATTTACCACTTGAACACGAACACGCGACCTGACATTTCTAGCCCGTAGTGATGAATCATCCAGGTGTGCGGCGTTAAAAATCAGCACGGCAATCATGGATTTCAACGACACATTAATCATTCCCTTGGCTATCATTAACGCCACCGCATAACAGCGGTGATTAATAGCAGCCGTGTTGACGCTGATCGAATCCGAATGGACACCAAGCTTCTGATAAATGCTGTTCGAATGTGCCTGAACAGTTCTAAAACTCAGGTTTAACAACCTGGCTATACACTTATCAGCGTGACCCTCAGCCATCAGCTTTACAACATGAGCTTCTCTGGGCGTCAAACTATCAGCGTTCAAAATTTCAGCCTTCAATTCCATCACAGCACCCTTATTTTTCCAGGTAAAAATACGTAGGTTGTTACACCGATGTTTTTAATCAATAAATCAACCATGATTAATCAAGGCTTTTAGATTCAGGATTGGTTCTTCTATCCCTAATTCGCCTGTCATGTGAGCTAACATCATTAGATGAATAACTAATCTTTGGAATTAAGTCATCTTTGCTAACTCGACCATTGACAGCTTTAGAGATCAACTCAGCATAATTTGTTTCGCCGGTGTATTCAGTTCGCGGTGGTTGATTGTTATCGCACCACTTCATAACCGCATTTCCAGACACGCCGCAAACCAAGCCTAGCTTTTTATAGCTGCCCAGCAATCGTTTTGCTTCAAGTAATTTTTCTTGGTATGTGCTCATGGATAAAAAATATATAACTAAAAGTTACGATTGTCAACAACTGAAAGTTATTTCCTTGTCGCGTAACATACAACCTATGGTTATTAATGACAGTGACAAACAAGAATTTTCTAATAGATTCAATGCCGTATTGGATGCGGCAGGGATAACCAAATTTAATAAAGGGCGGCAGGGCATATTAGCTAAAATGTTTGGCGTAAGCGGTAATGGTGCGCGCAAATGGTTACAAGGGGAGTCAATCCCTCGCTATGAAAAACTATTGGTAATTATCGAACGATTTAAAGACACAGGGGTTACAGTTGAATGGCTTCTTTCTGGTAACCCCGACTTATCCCCTTTTCAAAAGGCAGTTCTTGAAAATCAGGGATCTTATAAAATTAAAGACATGGAAATGCCCGCCTGGAAAATACCCATCATCAATTGGGTTAAAGCCGGTGAATTTACAGAATGCGTGGAAAGCTACTGGCAAGATGAAGCTGCGGAATGGGTCGGTACTACTACAAAACCAAAAACAAACACCTTTGCATTGCGCATAAAAGGCGACTCTATGGAGCCTTTATTTACTGAAGGGATGTTGATTATTATAGAACCCGAGTTCGAAGCCTTGCCCGGTGACTACATTATTGCTAAAAATGGCAATGAAGCTACTTTCAAACAGCTAATTAAAGACGGATCAGATTATTACCTTAAGCCACTGAATGAAAGATACCCTATAAAGCCGCTTGGTGATTCGAAAATAATTGGCGTGGTGCGAGAAGCTGTACATAAATTCAGATAAAAAGCAGACTAAAAAAGTCTGCTATTTTCAAAAAAAACCTTAATGACTACGCCTTAATAGCCTGCCTACCAATCTTAAAAATTTAAGCGGCAAAGAATAATATCCAACGCGCGATAAAGCCCTGCGCTTTATATTAACCGGCGCTTTTGTAACACGGGTAACAGCATATATCCCCGTCGCCTTTTTTATCCTTCTCTTAGCCTTTGTCAATCCAACCGCCGACTTCCAGCTTGGTTTTCTAAATCGCATAATCACCCCCTAAACATCAATGGCAATGCCTTGTACCGGTTTTTCTGTCCATATGGCATCCATTCTTATCAGTCCTTCCTTGGTGCGCATCAGCACAAACTAGCCAAAACGATAAACACAACAACAACGCTAAATCTCCCCATTTCATAAACACCTCCACAAATAAAAATAAGCTTAGTGCGTAAAAAATAACTTTTGGTTATTGACAAAAATAACTTATGGTTATATATTTCTATCTAACAAGCAGCCCTCCTTAATCCATCGAAAGATGGCTCTTTTTGGGATCAACAAACAACTAACGAAGGTAAACAAAATGACAACCCTAACCCACGAACAAAGATGCACTCAAACCGCTGCCTTTATTTATTACCTCGGTAAAGAATTCAAACTTGCCTGGAAAGACATCAACGCAGTCATAAGACTTGCCTTAGCCATGCTTGACCACGGAAGCAGCGCGGCAACGGCTTACGAAGCAGGCGCAAAAACAATTCGTATTATAGCCCGCCAAATCCCTTTATTAGATTAGCCAAACGGCTCCAGCGGGCGGTGAGCTATAGGAAAAAACACCCGCAGCCAACCCAGATACAAAACCTTAGAAATATCTGGGCGCATTGGCCGAATAACGCACGAGACGCGTTATGCAGCCGCACCTTGTCGCGGCTCCGGACTTGTAACCGGAACCATCACGAAACCGGCTAATGCGTAAGCTAATACGCGACGTTATAACCAGCCTGGCTAAACTCGGTACGCCCGATGATGCCAGCACGTAGCCAAGGAGGACCGCAATCCAGAGATGAGCACTGGAAGCCGGTTTCGTGATGGTGTTGTGGGAGTCCACCGGCTCCCGAAAAAGACCGGTGCAGTGTAGTAGATGACTTTAAGTAACAAACAACACCATCATCCAATTTTAACCAAAAAAGAGGTAATTAACATGGACACACAAAAAAGCATCGTAATATCCGAGAAAAAAATAGACGTTGCCTTACAAAACAGGGTAAGCCTGGCACGCATGAAGCAACGCGGAGCAAAAAAGAAATTCCAGCGCCTAAACTACAAACCCGAAAAACTTGAAAGAGTAGTTTCATGGACGCCCTAAAGCCCAGCTGGGCTGCAACCCTAACCAAAAACCTGGAACGGCAATTAATGCGTGTGCAAATCCAGGCGGTTGATCGGATAAAAAAGGCAAACGGCTGTCAAATGGCCCAGGAATACGCAGCAAGAACCGCCGTAAACGCCCTATTTAACAATAACTCTGAACAAATGGCCGCATGGAAAGGCGCTAGAGAAGGCCTTAAGATCGTCGAAATTATAAAGACCTTAAATCTTATTCATTCAGACAGCAAAAATAACCAACAAAAACCATTCAATAGCTATGAAAATCACAAAAAACACAACTGATATACAGGTTATGATCGGTGACATCATGGAAAAAGAGGGAGGCTATAACTGGCATCCTGACGACAAGGGAGGACCAACAAAATACGGCATAACCTTAAAAACGCTTAGCGACTGGAGAGGCAAAAAATGCAACTCCAGAGACGTTATAGCGCTCACTAAAAAAACCGCCTATGACATTTACGAACATAACTACTTCAAACAACCAAAAATCAACCTATTACCAGAACGAATCCAGCCTATCATTTTTGACATGGCCGTAAATCATGGCCCTGAAAGAGCCATAAAATTATTACAGGAAGTTTTACTGGCACATGGCAAAAACATTGGCACAGCCGACGGAAAAATAGGCAGACTAACCCAAGACGCCGCAAAATGCGCAATGGAATCATTGGGCGATGACTTGATCAATACCCTTGTTGCCCGACGTATTGCCTTTTATAAAAGCATTGTCGAACATGATCAAACACAAGCTGTTTTCTTAAACGGATGGCTAAACCGTGCCGAATCTTTTCGCGTGGTAACAGTTTAATGACTGAATTAATCGATTTAAATGAATGTGCAAAAATACTAGGCATAAAAAGAAATACTTTGACTTTTGTAGTTAATAAATTGGTTAATTTTCCAAAACCGATTGTAATGCCAAAAAGCAGGAAAAAAGCTTTTTATGATAAAGCAGAAATACAAAGATGGAATGAATTAAATGACGGACAAAAACTGATAAAACAGGCCTTTAATATTATTTATAAAAATAAAAAAGCCAAGTCGGCTAAAGAAGCAAATGAAAAGGCATTGTTTGAAACCCGTCTTTGTAATTTATTTTTAAGCGGCATGTTTGATCCACTTGAAAAAAGATTGGAATATGAAACTAAAAAATATAACGCTTTACAGCGCCCTCGATTGACTAAAACCGTGCATTTAAAATCAGCTTGGCAATAATGAATCTATCACCCGCCATCGTAACATTAGATCAACTGAAAGCCGCTACCGGTTACGACAGCGCTGCAGGTGTAGAAAAATGCTTACGCAAAAACGGAGTAAAATTTTTATATGGGAAAGCTGGAATCTACACAACCATTGATGCATTGAATGCAGCAATGGGATTAAAAGCAGATAATCCTAAAAAAAATGAACAGGATATTGATATATTATGAAGCTGAACGATAATTTTATTAAAAAAAATTATGCTCGATATAACAACTGGAGAATAAAAAATGATTTCTGACGTACTGCACGAAGCCGTGGCCGAGATGGATAGATACCTCGACAGCCCGGAATGGCGCGACACATACACCGGCCAAACACGCAAGGAATTAAAGGCTCTACGCACTATGATAGACGCGACTAGGCAGCGGCTTGATCTACCGCCGGCACCGGATCACAATATTTCCATAACTGTGCGTAACGGTGTCGTTGTGGTGAGAGCATAATGTTGTGTTAAGCAGAAATCCGAGCACGGATATTCAATAAACAAACTAACTTATGACGGCTTGTTAGCTTGAATGCATAGTTGCGCCATGGTGGCGCGCAAAGGACAGACGATGGAAGCAAAGACCTACACGACGACTGACCGCGCCGCCATTGGCTGGCCATCTGGACCATGGGATGGCGAGCCGGACAAAGAGCAGTGGCCCGACGAGGCCACAGGTTTGCCGTGCTTGGCGGTGCGCCACCCGATAAGCGGGCATTGGTGCGGATACGTTGGCGTGGCCGATGGGCCCCCGATGCACGGCAATGAATATGAAGACATTGATGTTGAAGTGCATTGGGGATTGACGTTTGCCAATAAGTGCCAGCCAGGCAAAGACGAGTCGCGCGGCGTGTGCCACATCCCGGCGCCAGGCGAGCCCAACCATGTGTGGTGGCTGGGTTTTGACTGCGCAAACCGTGACGACTACTCGCCGCAAGATGCCAAGTACGCAGCAGAGCGCGGCTACCCATTCACGCCGCTGCCTGACCAGGAATATCGGACGCTGGCCTATATGCGCCAACAGTGCGCAGCACTTTTGAAACGTAGCCGCGACGTGTGGCAACACTGGGTTGGAAACGGCCGGCTCGTAAGGGCTTAACAGCGGACTTTTTGGAGAACGAAGATGACGACGAAACACACACCATGGCCTTGGCACACAGCCGCCGCCGATTGACGCACAGCCAGCGGCTAACACGCGCAGTACGGGCGGCTTTTCCGCTTGAACACATAGTTATACAACATTTTGCATAGGCTATGAATAAAGATTTAATGTTTTCAAGCGACACCGATTTATGGGCTACGCCACAAGAGTTTTTTGACAAGCTTAATATGGCTTTTAAATTTACCCTTGATGTATGCGCTTTGCCGGATAACGCAAAGTGTAGTCAATATTACACCCCCGACAAAAACGGGCTGCAACAGGAATGGAAAGGAACATGCTGGATGAACCCCCCTTATGGGCGCGGCATAGCCGCATGGGTTGAAAAAGCCTATAAAAGCGCAAAGGAAAGCGGTTGTACTGTTGTTTGTCTGTTGCCAGCGAGAGTTGATACACGATGGTGGCATGACTACTGTGCAAATGGCGAGGTGCATTTTTTAAAAGGCCGGTTAAAGTTTGGCAATGCAACAAATAGCGCCCCATTCCCGAGCGCGGTTGTTGTTTTTAGGCCGACGGTGCGAGATGCGCTTAATGGCGTATAACGCCATGCTCAGGAGCGCAGTGCCGCGCGACTGAACATAAATTTAACGAAAACCGTGACGCGGCACTGCGTCGCCTGGAGCTATAAGTTATGCGTAAACTACACGTTGCAGCCAGTCCTTTGACTGGTGATATTTTTGTCGGAACCGTGCTTAAGGACGGTAGGACATGGGGAATGGGCAAGCAGGATGTAACCATTGAAGCATTGGTTGCTGTTGCAGAACACGCGCTAAAATTTGGAAAGCCTGTGGAAATAAGCAAGGCGGACGGAACGCCAGAGTACCGCATTACTGTTGAGAAATTAGGTGTATAACGCCATGCTAACGGGCAAGCCGCCCGCGCAAGACTGAAAAAATACGAAACGCTCAAAGGGCGGCTTGTCCCGTTGAGCTATTCGTTATGCTGGATTTGCTGGAGACTGAATGAAGCAGATAGTGAGTTACGGAGCAGGAACCAACAGCACCGCAATGGTAATCGATATGGTAAACCAAGGCGAACGAATTGACGCAATTGTGTTTTCTGACACCGGCGGCGAGAGGCCGGAAACATACCTGCATTTAGCGGATTTTAATGCGTGGCTAATTGCGCGAGGCTACCCATCCATTGAGACGGTAAAAGGCTGTGCAAAAATCGGCGACAATGTGATTGTCGAGACACTGGAAGAAGAGTGCCTGTTGCGTAACCAACTGCCCGGAATAATTTACGGCCGCGGCTCGTGCAGCGACAAATGGAAAAAACAGCCTTTTAAGCGCTGGCTGAAAGAGAAAGGCTGGAAGAATGTAACCCAATTTATCGGGTTTGACGCAGGAGAGCCGTATCGAGCAGAGCGCGGCGATATGTTTGACGAGGGTTACAAAAAACGGTATTGGCTAATTGAGCGCGGATTATTTAGAAAGGACTGCGTTGACATAATCAAAGCCGCTGGCATTGAACCGCCCGGGAAAAGCGCCTGTTTTTTTTGCCCGAGCAGTAAAAAACATGAAATTTTGGAATTGGCGAAAAATAACCCGGAATTGATGCGTAGAGCATTAGCGATGGAGCAAAAAGCCTATTTAACATCCATAAAAGGGCTGGGGCGCAGTTGGTCTTGGAGAGAATTAGTTGAATACGACAGCGCACAAAATGACTTATTTGAAACATTCGTGGGTATCCCGTGCGACTGCTGGGACGGGGCATAACGCAAAATTAACCAGCCCGCCGATAACCGAACTTAAACGAAGCGAGGAACTATGAACCAAAACGAAACTACGAAACCGCCACAGATCGGCGGGTCTGTGTTGAATGTTGAGTTAGACGGCTGGATTGATGTAGAAAAAACACAGCCGCCATTAATACCGGGGCAGGACTATTCGGCTAATATTTGGGGCTGGGATGGGATGCATATATTGGTTGTCTCATTTTTCATCGATTCCGATGGCTGGCATTGGGCGAATGCTTATGGTGATGTTTGGGGCGATGCTGAATTTGATGATGACTACGACATTAAATATTGGCAACCGATAGAAATACCGTTGCCGCCTAACGCGAAATAGACACCTTTTTATGTGTATATCCCTATTCACACACCTAATACAAAATGAAAAAACCAGGACGTAAACGATCAAGCAAAAATATACCGGCGCATATTAACGCCGATAAATTGCCTGATCGTGTTTGGTTTAATGCTTCCGGCGCAGGGAAATGGATGCTTAATTATTATGATGAACTCCACCAGCGCAAAACAAAACGCATCTGTGGACCTGAAGCAAAACTGGCTGAAATCTGGCAAGCCGTCGAAGCACAGCAAGAAAAAACCATAACCACCTTCACCACGCTATCTTTAGAATTCCAGCAAACCCATGCATGGAATAAGCTAAGTCTATCAACCCAAGCCGATTATAAAGGCTGCCATCATGCCATCGTAACCCGGCCAACCAGTACCGGAAAATTGGGTGATGTACCCTTAAAACAATGGACAGTCGGACTTATCCGAAAATACCGGGACAAACGTGCAGAAGAATCCGAAAGCAGGGCTAATAAAGACCTAAGCTATATCAAACGCGTTTTTAGTTGGGCTTACGAATACGAAAAAGTACCATCAAACCCAGCAACTGGCATAAAAAAAATAAGCATCCAGCCAAGACAGCACTACGCAGAAGACCGCGATTATCACTATTTACTTAATATTGCCAAACAATCAGGCTATTGGTACGTTGCCTATGCTATGGAGCTGGCCTATCTATGCCGGATGCGAATGTGTGAAGTGCTCGATCTCACAGACGCCAACGAACTCGAAAAAGGTTTGATTATTTATCGCCGGAAAGGCAGCAAAACCAACATCACCGAATGGCAACCACGCTTACGTGCAATTTGGGACGAATTAAAATCAAAACGCAATGCAATACTGGCAGAACGCAAACAACCTCACCCCATCAGAGCAGATCAGCGGCACCTATTCATCAGCGAGCGCACCGGTGATAAAATAGTGATCAGCTCACTAAAAACAGCCATGCAACGCATAAAATCAGAAGCCAAAGCGCAAGCTGAAAAAGATGGTATTGACTTCCATGACTTCACCTTTCATGATTTGAAAAGAAAAGGCATTTCTGACACCACGGCTAATGAAAGAAAAGCATCAGCCGGCCATCGATCAGAAGCTATGATGAAAGTTTATGACGTAAAACCAGATATTGTTAAACCAACCAAAAATTAAAACATTTTAATGTGGACGTATAATGTACTAAATCGCAGAAATGCTATTAAAATAAAAACAGCCTTAAAACGAATTTAATATTGATATTTTATGAATACGACACTTTGGATACTTACTGGAATATTTGCCAACATGATTATTGGAGCCGGGGTATGGGCAGCGATAGATGATAAGGATCATCGCTTATATCAGTGGTATAACCAATGTCCTAGCATTGTAGCATGGATATTGCAACCGCTTATTCTATCAGCATGGCTTGTCGGGTTGTGGTTTTGGTGGAAACGTCGCAATAAAGCATAAGCAATACTGGCATACCCGCCACACATGAAGAAAGCAAATAAATTTATAATCAGATGGTAACAGCCATCGTTAAAGCATTAAGGCCTAATAATGAACCATAAACGGAAAAAATGTAAAAATGCAAGATCAGGATGCTTGATGTGCAAACCTAATAAAATGAATGGATGGAATAAAGAAAAACTAGGTCATTACGGTTTTGGAAAACTGAGAAAACTAGATGCTGCCAAACAAAACGAAAAATATTAAACGTTTATTTATCATTAATTGCAACCATGTTTGCAACCAGCAAGCATTTTTTACAAGCTTAAAACATCATAACTCACTGATTTTATTGGGGTGAACGACGGGGCTCGAACCCGCGACAACCGGAATCACAATTCTAATTACAAACAATAAAAATCAATAGCTTATTACCATTTTATTGCAACCAGATAAACAGTTGACGCGCTTATGAATCAATGGCTTAAAAATCTATTGCAACCAGCAAATAGCTTAAGTAATACCTGAAAAATAACCCTCATTGCCGTTTTTGATCACACCAAACGCATGGCCGGTAATCTGATTTACATAAAATAAATGAGGGCTAACATCACCGGTATACCCAGACGCAGTGAAAGTTACATCGGCTATCAAAATACCTAATTTATATACCTGCATTGATAGCGTGAGCGGATCAGCATAGGGCAGGGCGTTAAACGCTTCGATATACGCTTCATATTTTCCATCAATTGGGGTGTCCGTGTAAATGGTCAAGCCGCCGTGTGTTGTGTACCATTTTTTACCCAAGCCGCTAAGCAAATCAACGCCAACTATCGGCGTGTCGTTGTTAAACCCAATGGTATAGTCAGCAATATTAGCTATTAACGGCGTGTTTTCAATCACTTTTAGCGCGGTTTTTAAGCGCGATGTGCCAAACGTTGGGAAATAATAGGGATAATCAACCCCGTCTGAAAATAAATAAAATAATGCGCCCGGCCTTGGGTCGCTGTAATAGCCTATCACTGTTGGTACTCCTACGCCTGCGTGCAAATCTACGATTACCAAATCATCGACTAAAAAAGTTTCAGCGCCGCCGCCCATATATTCAATTTTAGCGCCTCTGTATTCCTGTTGTTGTGTCCCATATACATCAAATCGGGGCAATATCGGTTCATTATTAAGCAATTTACTGTTGAATTTATCAACATTGTAATCACCAAATATGCCAATATCACATTGGTTTAATTCATAATCAATTCTGATAATAATGGCTTTACGGTAATAGCCTTTATAGCGCTGTGCAGCTGGCAACATGCACGTATTGAACCAGGTTGCATGTACGGATGATGCCAAGGGATGCTGTAAAACTGAAGTTGGCGCCGTGGGCGCTTCAGGAAGCCAGAATCCGGTTTTATCGTGTATCCCTTCAGTTGATCGATCTAAAATCTGATTGGTTGACGGGATACGTCTTATGTATCGATCTATTTCAATCGTTGCTATTTCCCCGGTCAGGTCCTCATTGTAGGCTACACACCATGCATAAGCTTCGAATTCACTAGGGCAATACTTTTCTAAATAAGTATTATCTTTTTCTAATGCAGTTAATTTTAGCTTATCTTCTCTTTCAGTCTTTTTTGCCAAATCAAGATCAATTCTTACCTTTGTTACAGTAGCCGTTGCATGATTTATTTCTTCCATTCTTGCCAGTTGATCTTCTGGAGTCGTGCTAGCTAAAAAATCGGTTAAATAATTCAAATGGTATTTGAATAAATCTTCAGCGTCCCGCCTTGCGTTTGCGTCCTGGATTATTTTAGCCGTTAATTCAGCAATCAATGCTGTGTTGGCGGTTATTTTTGCGTCTATGGCGGCATTATCAAACTTGACCATTATCTTGTAATAGCCAGCACCCAAACTTTCAACGATTGTAGCTTTGCCCATGCTTATGCCTCGGCAACTTCCATCGACGCAAAGCTGGTATCAACTATGTGCGTAATGCCTCCGACAACGAATGAATCCCCATTGATCGCTACGGTATCACCTGGACGTAAACGCGGGTCGATCTCGCAACGATAGCGGCGTTTGCCACCGCTTAACGCGTAATAAGTTGGATTATGTAGCGTAATTGATTGAGCGGTATAGGGCACCATATCAGCATTGCCGGATAGTTGTGCAGACATACCTGACCGCCCGCCAGTTGATAAGTCCATTTGTTCGAACAGTACATCAACCATTAGATAAGTAGATTCTGAGCCGTTATTTAATACATAAACCCGGAATATTCGTAAATGCCCAAGCGGGCGTAAGGTAATCTCATCAACATAAATGTCAGCACCTTTCAACACGACCGATAAATAAGACGTGCCTTCGCTGTTAATGCGCGTTTGAAATGAACTAATCGGTAATTCAAGGTCAGAAAGACCGTTTTCGGCTCCGGTGAGATAGCAACGATATTGTGTCGCCAGCCACACAACCGGAATATCAACTAAAACCCTGTCTGCAAATACCGGAATTTGGCCGGTTAATGAAAGCGTTTTAACAACAGGCAATAATGCGCTTCCTAGCGCTATCGTCGCCAATTCGCCGCTAATTGCAATAGCGGCCTGAACAGGTGTGCCAATAAAAGCATAACTTGAATGATTAGCATGGCCGCCGGTAATAACCAGGGCGCCCTGTACACTTAGATCAGCAAAACCATTGGCTAATGTCGGCGTTTTCCCTAATACCGCTACATCACCACGGAAAGCAGCCTCAATAAAACCGTATGCTAATGCTGGAACCTGGCCGGATAAATTAATATCGCCTTGAATAGGCAGTGCATGAACAGCATCATTACTGAATGAGGCGGTAAATCCAGTAACCGTAATTTGCCTGATAGCCGGGTGTAATTTAGCACCTGAACTAATTGACGGCGTTTGCCCCGTGACTAAAACCTGCCCGATTACTGCAATTTTTTGGTCGGAAAAATTAAAATCGGCGTTGCTGCGTGCAGGTGCCGAATAGATGGCCGCTGAATTAAAGTTGAAATCAACAGCAGATCGAGCGGGCGGCGTATAGCTCATAATTTATCGAGAATCAACGCATTCAATGAACCACTGATATTCGCAACGGCAAAATAAGCAGAGGCATCAGCGCTATTTAACCCTGTAAAAATAACTTGTCCATTTTTATCAGTAAGCTGCCTGCCAATCAACTTGCCATTGATCCGGTAATATAAATAAACAACTGCATTGATTTGCGCTACAGAATCAAGATAAACATGAACCGTAATACTATCAGAAAGAACAGGCTGTAATGAAGCGGCGTTGGAAACATTATTTTTCCACCAGGAACAAGGTCGGTTTAGGTACAACTTGTATTCTTTTTGTGCAGCAGGCGTTACATGAGCCATAAATCACCGCGTATTGGAAACTTCTAAAAAAAGTTGTCCTGAGTTATAGCAGGTTAGAGCTAAAAAGGTTTTACCTGAATAATCCCCAGTACCGTCGAACGTATCTAAATGAGTCAATGGCTTATTGTGTAGAGGGGATAAACACCCCGGCATTACTCCACGTCGCACAAATGCTGAAAACTCATTGATATAAACTGGACTTATTAACAACCCCCCAGTAACTGGAGATGGATATGTTTCACCATTTGACCCACTCGTACTATTTGATGGTGCAAACGCGGCATCATTTGATTTCTGAATTGCTATAGATGTTCCTGTATTTGTATAACTTCGCGCTACATAATTACCTGTAAGATAAGAATTCATGCCTGACGCGCCTACTCCTTCCGCTCCATTACCCGCAGCAAACCCCGCGATCGTTCCCGCCAAAAATGCCGTATTATAAATATCGCTGCCTGCAACATAGCTTGGGAAATCACCAAAAAAACTAATGTTTGCAGCCGTAACAGTCCCGGTGTAATCAACCCAAAAATAAAAATCTTTTTCAGTGGCAACAACAATCCAGGCTCGATTAGTCGCACCATTTGACTTAGATAGATACAAGCCACCGGCTACTTGTGCAGCGGTCGGGAAGGCATTACCTGAAGTATCACTAATGCTTGACATGGTTTCATAGCCAAATCCCCGTGCCGCTGTCGTGCCGGTATCGTCCACATACAAATAAAAGCCATTGCTACCTGTGCCCTGTTTATAAGCCGCAAGATTGGTTCCGCTGTATGGCTTTGTCCATCCTGACCCTGCCTTGGCTGCTGCTGGTAATCCCGTTGCAGGAGTTGCCGGTGTACCCGATACGGCATAGGTGAATGCTGTTGTGCTGATTACGGTAATAGCAAATTCGCCGTTATATTCAGTCTGCGTGCAGCCTGAAATCGTGATCATATTGCCTTTATCAGCTAATCCATGAGCCGCTGATAGGGTTACGGTTACTGTTGAGCCACTTCGTGTAATGCTGGACACCGTGCCCAGGCTATAACCATTTTTCAAAACAGCATCCAACACAGCAATCAAATTTCCAGCCGTATTATTCAGCGTTAATGCAGAAGCCCCTGAATCTGTAGATCGATAAGTGCGGACTGTCATATTTACACCGTTTTAAACCAGCCGTTCGTGGGCGCATAAACTATAAAATCTGATGCGGTACTGGAAACGGTTGCACTTCCGCTGGTCGTATCCAGATCAACATAAAATAACAGTTTACCGGTCGAACTATTATAGGTATTAGCCGTTGCTGGTTGAATGGCGATTAGGTATTTTGCCGTAATCGTCACCGCTGAACCAAAATTGGCATCCGCTGAATCATAATAAGTGGTCCCCGCGGTAGTCGTATTATCAATTGCCAAACCAGTAGCGGCAATAGGCGCACCATCGCCCGCCGTGATGACATTGGTTAGATCGGCTGTGGTACTGTGTGTAGCCGACGGGGTGTAGCCTGAGCCTGCCAGCACAAAAAGCATGTTGCCCGCGGTGGCATCATCCCATTGGCGATTAGCGTCAGCAATAATGGTTTTTTCAAGACTGTTATATTTGGTAACTGTTCCGACGGTCATATTGCACCTAATTAAGTTGTGATTTAACTAAAAAACTGATTTTAAAACCTTGCGATTCATCCACGCGTTCGACAACGCCCAGGAAGCAGCCGGTTTTGCAGGATAAAACAACAAGGCTGTGTTGCTGCAAGGTTGCCAGAATGGCGGAACGATCCGCTAAACTAAGATTGCTGACGCTGATTGAAAAAGTAGCATCGCTGGCACTGTAACCGTTATCAATGATCAGAGCGCCACCGTCCAGCGTTGCGGACCGTGAAACCCGCCTGGACAATAAAGTGAAATCGCTTTTGTCCAGATCGGCCTTAAGTAAATAATTACCGAAATAATCAAATAAATAGCTGCATAAACTAATCATCATAAGCCCATTAACAAAGACAACCCCTGCTCGGTTGCCTTGATTTGTGTGTATTTAAGGATTTTATCAAAAACCAGCTCCAGTTCCGGGGCAAGCGTACCAGCATCGATGCTAATCAGAGGCTCCCCGGATGAAAGCCTAAATGTTTGCGCTCGCATTTTTTCTATAATTGCATTATTCAAGTCAATTTGTGTTTGCAATTCTCTATCCAATCTGTTTTCCATCCTATTGGCAGCGTCTTTTATATCGGATTTGTCAAACGAGCTTGTTGATTGCGAAAATGTTCCCCATAGGCTGGAAACTTCCGGGGCCAGTGTAGCAACTACGTCAGAGATGGTTTGATAGGCTGATGTTATTCGGGCTGTATCTGCTTCAATATCGGCTACCTTTAAATCCACCATTGCCCGCACAGAGACTTCAAAGTTTTCATTCGATAGCTTGGTCATCGCTACCGTGAAATCATCGGCTTGTTTTTGCGTTTCCAGCATTACATCCTGAACTGTTTTCCATTCTTTGGAACCCACTTTAGCTGCTGCCGCGCTATTTTTAGTTGATTCTGCAAGTTTGTCGGATGATTCAGCGGCGGTTTTCTGGCTGCTGTGGACTTGGTACAGACCATCAGAAAAGCTGATTGATGTTTTATTTCCTTTATCAAACTCTGCCCACATTGCTGTTTCGGCTTCTTCCAGTGTTGCAAATTTAGCAACCACATCACTTGCGCTTTCCCCGACAACTCCAAGACCGGCGGCAACATCATTAACCATTTTGGCAAAATCAAAACCGCCTTTAGACGCAGCTGCTACTTCAGCATCATAATCACGCACACCGGAACCCGCTGCTTCATATGCGCCTGTAGCTTCATTGAATACCAGCTTACCCTCATCAACCGCCCTGTTTAAATCGGTCATGCTGGAGACTGCTACGCCGGTTTTCTCGCTGATTTCCTGAAGTCGGTCTTTAATTGCCGCTTGAGTTTCAACCAGATGACCTGATGAATCTGCAACAGTCGCTTGACGGTCTTTGTAATCGTCCCAAGCCGATATATTGGTCGCTAGGCTAACCCCTATTGCCGTCAAAGATGCCACGACAACACCAAACGGCCCTAATACGCCAACGACAGCGGTTGAAGCCGTACTGATAGCTCCGCTTAAAGCAATAAAAGTTTGTGCGGTCTGTATCCCAGCGATAGCTTGCAAAGCACCGCCTATAGTTTCCAATGCCCCCGCGCCGCTGGTTAGCGTACTTTTCAGCGTTTCAAAAACTTGCGAAATGCCTAGTAAAGTTCCGGCTGTTCTCCTGCTGCTATCGTCCAAACCGTTAAAGGCGTCTATCCCTTCTAAAAAGCTTTGTAAAACTGGACCCCATACATCTACAATTCCAGACACAACGCGGGTCAACGATTCGAAAGAATCAACAACAAATTGAATGGCATTAGCCAGACCTTCAGGCGTGGATAGATCAACGCCGCTGAATATATCACCTAACTCAAAGCCTAAATCCTGCAAAGCTGAAATCAGGCCGCTAAAATCAACCTGTGATAATGCCTCGGGCAAATTTTGTCCAATCTGGCGCAATAATGCGGCTATATCATCACCAAAGCCGTTAAAAGCGGTAAAGACAGGCTCAAATGCGCCTTTATCAATAGACAATGAAAAACCCTGCATCACTGATTTTAAGCCGTCAAGAATTCCCGCCCAACTATCTTGTAACGGTTCCCCGACTTTTTGCAGTAAAACTTGTGTGCTATTGGCCAACTGCTGCGAAGAGTCGGCAACGCCACCGACCATATTGGTATAGTTTCGATTAAAATCCTGCACACTGGTAGACATGGCCGATAACGTGCCATCAAATTTACCAGCGCTATCATTAGCCAGAATTAAGGCACCTTTAGCCGCTTCAGAACTGCTGAATAAGCCATACATTTTATCAGCACTGCCACCCGTGGCTTCTTTCAGCTTATCCATAACAGCAGGCAAGCCATTAGTCGTGACAGACAAACCGCCCAGGGCTTTAGCCAAATCATCAGATGGGCTTAATAGCTCTTTGATCACTGCATTTAACAGCGTCATGGATTGATCGGCACCAACGCCCGCGCCGGTAATTGCGGCAATGGCCGCTCCCACAGTTTCAATCGGGATATTGGCAGCAGCTGCAGTCGATGACACCTTGCCTAGATTATCAGCAAGCGCTGTCATCGTGATATCGCCGTTTTGCACGGTCGTAAACATAGCAGCCATCACCCGCTCGGCATTGGCGGTATTGGTAGCACTATCGCTGGATACCAGACCATAAGCGTTCATGGTGCGAGTTAACAACGCTGTCGATGCTTCCAGCCCGGTAGCGCCTACCTGACTGCCTTGCTCGGCAACTGTCAGTATGTCCAGCGCTTTGGATGTACTGCCTAAGTTTGAAGTGGCGATATAAATCGCCTGATTAATTTGATCGAAATTACTGACTGAATTAACGGCAAAATCCTGTATGGACGCTTTCAGCTTGTCTACATCGGCAGGCGTAGCGTTTACCAGCGAGCCAATTTCCTCAACCTTTTCACCAAACCGCGAGGCTTCATTGACTGCAACGGTTAAAAAAGCAGCTCCTAAAGCAATAACCGCACCCTCGGCAACCAGCGCTTTTTTAGCAAGATCAGCAAGCGGCTCAGTAACGCCAGAAACCTTGTTAATCGTGGTGTCAAGCCCACTGGCAACACTCGATAACCCGCCGCCTGTGTTATCGATAGCGCCAAATATAATCTCTACGGTACGTTGCAAATCAGCCATTTACTTGCTCTTATGGAATAGTTGATGGTTAACCGGTAAACAGATTGCTTTTAAATTGTGATTCACACTCAAATCCATTAATTCATTGACTACCTTATTGCATTTTTCTTCAGTGCTGCTAATCGAAAATCCTTTTACTGGCTTAATAATGGATACTTCAATTTGATTATTCTGAACGGTAACATTTAATAAAATGAGTATCCAAATAAGTTTCATCTATGAATTATTTATAAGTTGGTTGGCTTTTTATTAGCGGTTATTTTTATCTTTGTAATAAAACTCCCAAAGCAACACTTCAGTTTATCTCAATTCGCCACATGGGAACAATGAATGGCAAACCTCATAAAGCAGTTTTCCGCATAAATTACAAAAGTCTGCATTAGTGTCCTACTTTATAAACATTGATTTAATTAAACCAATAGGTGTAAGTCGAACTCCAACTATAGTCAACCCAATTCCATGCCTGACTTTCAACACCCCTGGCCGTAAGTAGGGCAATATCGTCTTTAGCAGATTGATCAGTAACTGTAGCAGCAGTACGAACCATCACCCACTGAAAACTACTATCATGAGTAAACTTTCGTAAACCAATTTTCTGAGTATTAGAATAGTAAACAACACCATTAGTTAGATGCGAAATCCCATTAATTTGATCCCAATAATTGCAGTCAGGTACATAGTAATTATCACAGCGCACACTAAATATATCTTGATCTGCCCAAAGCCTAGTAACAGTGTAATCTGGACTGTACATTGCCTTAATTGTATCTATTGACGTTTGGTTTGGGGGGGGAACATATCCACAATCACCGCCAGTAACATCAGATGCTAAGTAACTGTTAGGTTGCCATAATGGAACAGTTAGACCAATATGTCGTTTAACAATCGTACTGTGTCCATCTGGGCACATGGACTTAAACTTGAACAAGTAATTACTGATATAGGAGTAACCGATTTTGGTCTTGTTACTATGGAAATACCAGTTTTTAACAATACCTGTAGAACTCTGAATTACCTGAACAAATACCAGATGTTCAATATCGTTATAGAAGTGGGTTACAACAGTTTTATCAGCACCACCGTAAAGCCCACGTAGGTAAGTTTGCAGATCTGTGTCAGTCTGATTTGTTGGGGTAATTTCCCATGCAGATGCTGTAAATGTGAATAGAAGTATTGCAACAGCGAACATTCTCGAGCTTATTTTGATAATAGTCTTCATAAAATACTTTTTTGTCAATATTATGTGTGCGTATGATATACACTCACAATTAATGGTTGTTCTTGTCTTTGTAATAAAGCTCCCACAGCATTACCTCTGTTTCGCTAAGTTCACCCGCCGGAAATAACGACGGGTTAACTTCATAAAGCAATTTTCCACGCAAATCACAAAGCACCATGCGGCTGCGGAACGAATCATCACTCCACAGCCTGGCTACTTTTTTAAATCGGCTCCAAGGCCGGTTAGTTCGATGATTTTGTTGGTTAGCTGGTAAAACTCAATCGGGTAGTTTTCAGCCAGTTTAACGGCTATCGGCTTGTCGATAACCGGATCAACTGAAGCAATCACCAATTGTTCTAGCCGCTTGGCCAGTTCAACCGACACATCGTCGCCAATGCCCAATGACGCGCGGATTTCGTCAATCTGTGCGTTTTGATTGGCTAAGGCTTTGATGATGGTATCAATGCCTTTCTGCCGTGCGGATGCTTCCATTGTTTTAGCGAGCTCATCCCCTGTCAGGTTTCGCACTCGCCAAATCCAGGCATCATCATTGTCAAAAAAAGCTTTCAGCCCTGGTACATGAACTTCATCAATCCGTGGCTGAAACTTGGCCCGCATGAACGCTTTTTCATCAAACATTAGCTGTTCCGGTTAACGCTGGCCGCTGCTGCTGAAATAGTGACATTTACCTTTGGGTGTTCAGCTGCTCCAAAGGTACGGCTAACGCCGATCTTGCCTTGAGTCAGCACATAGGGCGCTTTGTTGGCATCCTGATAGTATCTTATCCAGCGCGTGTCATTGGCTGCTGAAAGAATAGGATCGGTAATGCCATCTTTCAGAATCGCGGTGAATGAACCCTGACCGAGTGATTTTGAAGAACTGCCAACCACGCCGCCATAAACAACCGCTGAAGAGACTGAGTGAGTGGTCTCAGCCGGCACAAAATCATTAGCAAAAGCTTGTTTGCTAAAGATTGGCTCGGAGTATGATGCATAAACACCTTTAGGCAATACCCCGGTATGAATCAACGGCAAGGCTGCATCAAAAACAACATTACCATTAGCGTTATCAGTATCGAAAATAGGGTAATCATAACGCTCCAGGTGTGTACCGACCGCCTGAAATATCTGGTCTGCTGTAATCGGTGCAGCGGTATTGGAAATAACGCGAACCTGTGCTATTTCAATGCTGCCAACCGGGATTAAAGGCGGTCCGCCTGCTGCTGCGCGGGTTTCGGAAAACGCGGTTGTTGTCCCATCTGTTCCGGCGACAACAGCAATAGCGCCTGCTGAGGTGATAGTGATTGAACAAACCTTGGAAACTGCAGTTGCCGGTCGGGTAATGGTTTTGTCGGTGCCTGCCGTTACTGCCGTTTTCACCCCGGCCAGATAACAGCTAAGCGCTGCCACATCTACGCCGTTATTGATTGCCGATGCGGAAATTGTGACTTCACCACCAGTTATCACGCCATTGGGGCGCACATCAGGAGAATGTCCGGCTGAATCCGAGAAAATATCGGCTGAAGAAGTGAATACTTTGTGATCGCCTGAGTCGGTTAAGGCCGACATGGCAAAAGGCGTAACTCCGGATTCGTATTGTATTAAACTGTTTTCGTTGCTCATGGCGGCCTCGTAGTTGGGTTAATTGTTAATATTTTTGCTGATTATCAGCTTGGCATCGTGTAAGGATCGCCGGGAATAATGTTATAGGTAATGGTGAAAATTACCGTTAGCGTGGTGTAGTTGCCGCCATCTTGCGGGTAACTGGGTGTAGCGGATGACAAAACAATAGTGTCCACCACGCCGCCAAATGTCCGGTCCGTTGCCGTGCCTAAAAACGTGGTGATGACCGTGCCCAGCAAGGCATTTGCCGAAATGCTAGGGTTGGTAGCGCCATGTTTCCAGATGCACTCAACCGCAAGCGGGAAGGTTATCTTTTGTTCTCCGAAATACGGGGCGTGGGCTTGTTCTTCACCGTCCCAGATCGACACAAACTTGGCTTCACTTTCGCCAATAGACCGCTGTGCACGTAATACCGGCAAGGTGGATAAAGCCGCTGCACGCGTTGTAAAAGCGGCAATAACGCGTTCGCGGATGGTATTACTCACTGTTCAATCCTAATAAATAAGTCACTTGATGATCCAGTTCCCGCGCTAAGCGCTCGGCTGAAGTTTGCTCGACTTCTGCGCCCAGGCCGGGCGTATTTTCATAAACTGATGCCAAATAGGGTCCTACTAGTTCGTTAATCGGTAAGCGCTTGGTTGTTTGGCGTTCGAACAGGCCAATATAACCGTTAGGCATACGGGCAAAAAAAGCGTGTTTAAAACGTACAGTCGGGCGGGTTTTCCAAACCTTGACCGATACGCCATTTCCTGTGGCTCGTGCTTGCGAATTGGCCGCGCTTGGATTCGTGCTGAACGCGGCTAATGGTATGCGCTTGCTACGCATTCGCATCATTGCGCCAAGTTCGTAATTCGTTGCCCGTTCCTTGGTAATATTGCTTTTAATCAGCGCTGATTTAAGCGTGACTGTTTCACCAATGCGCTTTGCGGTCAGTGTCACCGCACCGTCAAGCGTGCGGTTTAACGCGGTACGTAAGGCCCGCTCTGCGCCGTTGGTAATATTGCCCAACAAATTGCGAATATCCTGCACCTGCCGTTCATTAATCTGTATCCTGGTGGACATTAATGCACCACCGACTTAATAACATAACCATCATCATCGAGGACCGCATCTACGGTTAATGTTTTGCCGTTGTGGATAAAAGTGTCATTTTTGGCTATGGCCGGCGTTTCTGCTTTCAGTGTTTCTATTGTTACTTGCTGTTCTGGAACATAGGCGTCTATTGCCCAGGTTTGCTGAACACCATAATTGACGATGGCTTTAATGCTTGTTGGACTGCCGCCAAATGCCGTATAGATCACATCGTCGCCCAGGGTGTCGATGATAGATTTGTTGGGGAATTGGCTGGAAAAGGTCATTTTATTTAAATAGGAATGTGCAGGCCTGGAACAGGCGAAATAAATAAACCTGATGCATTACATTCCAGAATTGATATATTAGGCCGCTCGGATAAATTACCGCCATTCGCCTCAACTGCTGCCAAATACGCGGCTACTGTTGCATAGTCGGTTGCACCGACATTGGCTACTGCTGCCGGTAGTGTTGCATCTGAATCAGTGATATATAGGTTGTTAGATAGTGTAACGTCTTGCGATGCATCCCTTGTTACATACTTGGCAGCTATAACACCACTACCAACAATAATATTATTTTTTGCTAAGCAAGTTGCGTTATTAGTTGCGATATTTACACCAAAGTATAGAGCGCTACCTGTATCAGTTGTGGCAAGATACGACTCATTGCTCTCTACATTGCATGATGTACATCCTTTAAGGTAAATATGCTTACCAGTGCAATTATAGGTTTTGTTGCCAATGATTAAGCCTGTTGTTGTTGCCTTTAACAATACACCAAGGCTTGCGCCTTTAACAATGTTGCCTTGGAGTAGGGTTCCGGTATTATTGCCGCCCATAACTCCATGACCGCCAGCGCCTTCAAACTTTGAACCACAATTAACGGTCACGCCCTTAATGACACAGGAATTAGATTTATTATCGTAAGCGGTCGCACCATCCGTCCCAACTAAAGCACCAATTCCGCCGAAAACGTCAATATTGATCGTTCCGCCGATGATACGGTTATTGTGCGCGGTAATTGTTGTACTAGCAGATTTCATCTCTACACCATAACCGCCGCCGTGACCTGCTGCAACAGAATCAGTCGTTAGTGTTACAAATGGATTGTAAACTAGGGCGTTATCACTACTGATTATTTGAATAGCCGAATAGGTTGCGCCTGGAAATGCAGTAGCTAGGTTAGAGTTAATAACTGGATTAATAATCTGTATATTTGACCCTGCGGCTGTGGCTTTTAAATAAATTGCGGCGGTGTTGGTAGTCACAGCATTATTTATGCACTTTACATTCTTTAATAATATATCAGCTGGCCCCAGTGTTGGGGCATAGATAGCGGCAGGACTATCATTAATTGTGACTCCATCACCTCTGATCGTAACAGTAACCGTATTGGCTTGCGATAGGTAGACGCTGCGAGTCGATACAGCATTAATAACAACACCGCCCAAATCTAAAGTGGCTGTTGCTGTTGGAGAAAATTTAATACCGATAGGCGGTAGGTACCCGCCATAACCTGATAATGTTATTTTTCCAAAAGTCAGAGTTAATCCAGAAAAACTTCCAGATGTTTTGACGATTGAATCACCTGTAGATGATGAGGCAATAGTTGCTCCATAGGGATTAACCGAGTCTATAGCTATACCTTTTGCTGTAACAATACATGCGACGCCGGCCGAGCTTTCTATCTCTGAGTCAACATATACGCCATCATCAAAAAGAATCGTATCGCCGCTGCTTGCCGCTTCGAGAGCGCCTAAATTCGCACCTGCATCAAACATTGTGCGCTTGGCGAGCGCCAATGACAGCCCGCTATTGGCATTATTACCATTTTTCGAGATGTAATAGGTCGTCATGATATTACCACAGACGCTAACTTACCGTTCGACCATGTGTAGGTTTTCGTGACACCGCCACCGACCACAGTTGCAAGCTTACCGTTTGCATAGGTAAACGTATAAGCAACACCTGAAATAGTGGCCGATGCCAGTGTTCCATCACTGTTATAAACAGGTGATACTACCGTTCCGATAGTCAAATCTACTGGATAACTCATGTTAGTAGGCCACCGCCAGAACGTCACCCACAACACCGGTTACTCTGATCTTTGTTATTGGTGCGTTAACCGCCACAACACGCATAGTGGCAGTAGTTATATCGATTTGCGGGGTGAAATATTCAAGCCCGTCATTGGTTGAAAACTCAATTTTGCGCGTTGCATCAGAAGATTTCAGAGTGACTGAAGCGGGATATTTAACGCCATTGCAATCAATCACCACGCTTGTTTCACCGGTTATTAATGTTCGTTTTATCTTGCTCATGGATGTCCTACTTCAGTTAAAACCGTTATCGAAATTTATTGATAACCGAGCGGATTGCCGCCCAGCGCGTTAAAGTCTTTTTCAAGTTTTTTTGTGCAGAGTCCAAGCATAGCGGGTATAGATTGAGTGATACCCATAGTATGTAACTCATCGCTGACAGGCACACCATGCACAAAAAAAATGGTGTTATGTACTGGAACAGTGCCAAAATTCCAGAACCCGGATAACTGAACGCACTTTAAGCAACGATCCAAATCAGGCGTGGATTTTGCGGCATAACCCTGGCAAACCTGATCAGATGCGAATAAATGCGGTTTTTCATCGGCCATCGCTTCAAAAGAAGACAGCAAGATATAAACCAGGACAACCAGCAGCACTAATATGACTAATGTTTCAATAATGCGCCCCATTAATCTATACATATTCATTTTTCTCCAAACTGGTTTTTTTCATCAAGCCATTTTCTAAATGCACGGTCAGCGGCCAATTCGAAAGCGAATATTGCCCGGCTGCCCATGTGCGCCGATACGCCGATAATGGCGGCTGATAACCCTTGAGGGATCGCCGCCGACTCACACAGTAAAAATGTGATCACTCCGACAAAAGCCGATATAACAATATCGCCAACGATCTCAACGATTGAAAAACGGGCAATAATGTTGCAACGCACTTTCCGTACATAGCTGGCAATACCGCCCCATGCTGAAAGAATGATGACCCATAACCAGGTAGCAAGCTCATAAGTAGCAGGGTCTTTATCAATCATTGGCAACACGCTTTAAGCAATGGTTGAATGCATCAATATCCAGGCAGTACCATTGTTAATGAACTGCGCCAGATCGTTATTAGCATCCTGCGTGGCGAATGTTGCGCCGCCTGCGATGGTTTCAGATGCGTTAGGATCAATCGTGATGGCCTGAGCTGTCGCATCGGTTTTCTTAACAAACAGCTTTGAACCTGTTGGAATAGCTGCAACGGCTGGTAAATTGATCGTTTGCGCGGCGGTGTTGGGGGCAAAAATAATTAAGTCCTTCCCGCCAAAATCACCAAGGTTTAACGTTTGTGCGCCGGTGGCGGCAAGCGTTAGCGTGCGCGGCCCTTCTTCAGCGAATTCTTCCAGATCAACTAATACGGTTGCTGTCGCTGCCAGCTCGGCTTGATCAGCAAAACCAATGAAATAGGTATTGATTGCAGCCGCATTAACAACTTTAGCAGCTGAAGCATCCCAGAATAAGCGCTGGCCTTGAGTAACGGCCATGCTGGTATCTTTTGCCAGTTGGAATACGCCTTCTTTGGCAACAGAACCTACTGCCAAGCTGGCGATGGCTACTAAGGCAATACCCATTTGCTGTTTACCGATAACAACAGGCTGGCCGCTTACGACGGCTGAACCGGTGCCGTTTGTCCAGTCGATGACATCGCCTGGCTTTACATATTTGTTTGACATAATAATATTCTCTTAAAAGGGTTGTGGTAGAGACAGCCTAGGCTGTCTCTGTGTGGCTATTAAGCGCCTGCGTTTTTGTAAGCGCCTTCATAGCCCACTGCACCAACACCGAAAGGCAATTCCACGCGATAACTGATACCGGCAGTATTAAAGTTTTCTTCCATTGCCAATCTTGGCTCGGTTTGACCATCCAGGAATCCGACTTCGATAACGGCAGCTTGTATAGGATCGGCAAATAGATACCACTCAGTTCCTGTGATGCGGGGCGTATCAACTATTTCCTGAACCATTCCCCTGACTTTATTATCACGCTGTATTTTGTTTGGTGTATCAGGATCGTATGTAGAGTTAATAACGACACGAACATCGCCACCTTTACCTATTGGACCAACCCAAATGTTAGGTCTAACATCTAGGTACTCTTTCCCACTAACATCCATTTGCTTAGCCATTGCCACGCGCCCAGCTTCAAGACTATCAACCGATGGAACAGCACCAGTGCCTTGATAGTTGTTATGGTCAGTTGAAAACAGGGCATAACCGTCCTTCATGGTCGGATTAGCTGCCAACAAGGCGAAAACCTTATTTTCGATGGTCCGCTTTGCTGCACGGCCCAGGTTAGTGGTCAAATCAGCAATAAAGCCAATATCATCATTGATGATAACTTCGGGAGTGATGCTGATCACATTACCGCGACGTACAACTGTGATCCCTTCTTTTGCAGCATCAGGAATGTCTTTTCGTTTGTATTCACCTGCTTCATTTACGGTATCGATGTCACCAATGAATCCGGTGCGTAAACGCAACCACTCGCGAAAATCTGTCACTGTGCCTATTTTACAGAATTTTGACCAGGTATCCGGGGTCGCCTGGAAGGCGGTCAAAACCTGTTTGTGCATGATATTTTCCATCAAAACCGGAAAATCACTGGTTGATTGCCCATAACCGGAAGCATAAGGACGCATAGCTAAAGCCGCTTCAACAAGTTGCACGCGGCCCATGCCTTTAATACTTCTGCCGGCACGCTCTAAACAGGCCCTTGCAACTTCTTCAAGTCGGTAATTTCTGAATTCGTTTTGTGGATCGTGCTTGTCTTTACCGCTGCGGGCCATGATCGCTTGGCCCACACCACGCGCGAATTTCTCAATATCAGTTTCGCCGGTGTCGACACGATGCGCAAAGTTTCCGGCGGTAGGCTCCAGGCCTTCGCCCAGCTTTAAATGCAGTCTGTCAACAGCGGCTTGGACATTGATATTGCTATCATCGAGGCATTGCGCCATTAGATCAGCAACACCATTCATTTTTGCAAACGGGGTGAATTTTGCACGAATGTCAGTACGCCGTTGAGTCTCATCGGCTAATACTTGGGTTCTGATTTCCGCTGCACTAGGTTGAGTTGTTGCCTGTGGTTGACTTACAGGTTCGTGCGTAATGACGGTTTGTGGTACGGACGCCGCCGGTTGTGCTGCCTGTTTATCTGGCATGGTAGTCTCCTGGGGAGGTTGAGTAAATATTCCAGCGGCTGCCGGAATGGTTTTATAGCGTTTATTCAAATCAAAATGAGCGGAAACCGGCATGGCGTCGGTTATTGAATCGACCAGGCCTTCAGCAGCGGCTTCATCAGCGGTAAACCAGTGATCAACGCCATCGGTTAACCAGCTCATAACGGCATCAATAGTTTTGCCGGTTTTGTCTGCGTAACTGGTACTCATGGCTTGCGCGAATTTATCCAGTGTATCGGCCATATCGCGCATATCCTTGGAATTGCCGACTGAACCGCCCCACGGGGCATGAATCATCATCAAGGCATTGTCGGCCATCTCTACCTTATCGCCTGCCATAGCGATTAATGAAGCAATGCTGACGGCAACACCGTCAATCGCTATAGTGGTGGTGGCCTTGTGGCGTTTGATGGCGTTATAGATTGCTATGCCATCGGATACCGAGCCGCCATAGCTGTTAATACGGACTGTCAATTGATCAACATCAAGCACGGACAAATCAGCAACAAATTGCCGGGCGGTGACTGAATCACCCATCCAGCTTTCGCCAATGTCGCCATAAATGTTAATTTCAGCCGATTTACTGCCCTTGGCTTTAATTTCGTACCATTGTTTAGGCATTGTTTGCCCCTTGGTTTATTGGGTTATCGTTAGCCGGGTCACTGGAACTTACCAGACCGGCGGCTTTTAATTGTCTGCGCCAGCGGGCTTCCTGCTCTAGCACATCACGAGGATTACCACCGCGTTTGCGAATGATTTCAGGTCCGGCGATATAGCCTGAACGCTCGCCTTCACTATTGCCTTTGATTTCTTTCAATGGGTCAATCCACGGCATGGACGGACCGATAAATAAAGCATCATCCATTGATAAAGGGTCAATATCAGCCGGGATTTTTACCAGGCCATCAAGTACAGCCATTTTTACGAACATTTCCCAAACTGGCTGGATCATGCCGCTAATAAATTCATTGGTTAAAACGCTGTAATTTGACCATCCTTCTATAAGTTCCTGGCGTTGACTTGAATAACTGCCGTCATAATCGCGTGCTATGGTTGAATAGTTAACACCAGCACCGGCGGCAACTGCTCTTAATTGGCCTTTGCGGTATTCGATTAATTGCGGGTTTGGCCTATTCGTATCGATCATGCCTATTTCTTCACCAGGCATAAGGTCATCAAAGACCATACCGGGAGAAAACCGCAATGATCGTGCCGAACCGTCAGCAGTGGGATCGTACATATCCGGTTGGCCTTTTTTGATAAAGGCGGCCATCGACGCGGCTATTTTTGCCGCAATGCGTTCGGATTCTTCGTAGTCTTTGACATCATCAAGTCGAGTCATCACTGCGGCAAAAACTGACACGCCGCGTATTTGGCTAATACGCTCACGGATGCGTAAATGATTGATTCGATCAGCGCTAACAGGGCTTACATTCAACGCTGTAGTGCTGAATACATTAATATCGCCTGGATGTTCGCGATAAAGATAATAATTTATAGGCTTGCCCCAGCCGTTACGCTGGATACCTTGAATAATTCTATTGCCTGGATCGTCATAGATCAGCGGGCACATATCCGCTTCTAATAATTCCAGTGAGAATTTTACTTCGGTCCCGTGATCAAAAAACGGCACAATACCGGTCAGATTTTTTGATAATACTTCGCCATCACGCACCCATGACCGGCATAACAAACGTTGCGCAGAAGGCCAATCCATTGTAAAAGTGCATTCCGGTTTTCTTATCCAGTTTTTCCAATATCGTAATAATGCGTCGGCAAGTTCGTCATGAATTTCACCGCCAAAAGTACGGGGCTGAGGTTCGATACCGATACCATTCGCGCCAACCACATTATTTACCAGGGCATTTAAAACACCCTTGGCTAGATCATGATTGCCATCAAGAAACCTTGCTTGATTGCGCAAGTTGGGACCGGCTTGAGCTACCCACTGATTTCCGCTACCTGAATCGCGGCTCTGTTTGCGCAAAACCGTGGGTTTAGCCGCTTCATAAGCGGCTAAAATGTTTCTTGCTTGCATACGGCGAACGGCACGCTCTGGAGAAATTGAAGCAATGGCAGAATCAAGCCAATTCATCAGCTAAAATCAGGCGTTTGATAGCGGGGAGAAGTGCCGCCAGTGGCGATACGGGCTTCAGCATTGACGCGTCTCTCCCAGTCACGGCGGCCTTGTTGCACTTCAATCAGATTTGCCCGAGTCAGAATACGCTCCCCGAAACGCACGCTTTGGCCTTCCAGGATGGCGACCTCGGCAGCGATGTATTTATCGAGCATTTCGGATGCGGTTGTCATTTGGCAATGTCAGATAATGATAAAAGTACGGATACCAGGATAATTAGCGTTATACAGAATGCTGTGATTATCCCGTACATCGGTTTAAACATCGGGTATGTCTGTTACTTAAACGGGTGCTTCGGGTGTCGGGTCAACTACGTCGGTATTGATGGCATCAAGATTTTGCGCAATGGTGATCAGGCTTCCGACCGTGCCGTTTAACGTGTCGATTGAGGCTTGAACTTCAACTGGAACCGTATCAACAGCTTCTAATTGTGCCTGTAAGTCAGCGATGGTTTGCGCCTGGACAGACGAGACCGCCACGACTTCAGCTTGCACTTTGTTAAGAACGCTAACCGCGTTTTCGAGAATCGCGTTAGTTTCGTCGAGCTTGGCTTTTACTTCTTCAATTTTCATTTGTAGAGTTCCTAATAAAGC